TGTTGAAATTTATATACTATTTGCCTCTCTTTCTTAATAATTATTTTTTCAGTAATTGGCAGCATTTTTATCACAGAATCATACAATGGTTTTTCAATGTCTTTATTTACGATAATCTTTTTATTATCGGTATTGCATGACATTAATAATATCATTAATATGTATCTCATTTGATTTTTCCTAATTCTTGCAAAACCAAAAGTTTAGATGCAGCAGCAGATAGAAGGCTGTCCGATCTTTTTAGCTGTGCAGAAAGAATATCAATCTTTGCCTCAAGTTGCTCAATTTTTTGACCTTGTTTTGCTATTTGCTCATTATATTGCATTTTGCCATCTACATACAAATAGCTGATCCCTACAAGGGTAATCAATAAAAAAGCCTTGACAGGTTCTTTAGTAAACTGATCAAAGCTGAAAGTGGGAATTATTGAGTTTTTGGTTTCCATTTTTTCTAAATCATTTATTGTCAATTTCGTTTAATTTTCTTTGTGCCCATTCTATTCCTGCCTGACCGCCCCATGCATCAACAGCTAAGCCTCCACATCCTTTAGAATATGGAACATCTTTATATTGCAAATGCCTTGCAAATGATGCCATTCTTGAAATTGTTTCTCTGGAAATGGGCTCTTTGTTAGCTAACATATTAGCTCTGGCTTTGCCTGTTTGAGTCAGGCAAGTTCCCCAACCATTTTTCTCTGCCCATGCTACTGCTCTTTTTGCAGCATTTACTGCAGCCTGTGGGTAATCCGTATAGGACTGAACCATTGCAACTCTGATGGCTGCCCATGCTTTGTGAGCTTTCTCCTCAGTTTCATAAATACATGATCCTGTTCCGATTCTGTATTTTCCGTTGCTGCATTTGATGACAGGCATTTAGAGTAGTTTACTATAAATGCTGTTTCTTTTAGAATTTATCTCTTTAAAGTTGTAATGTTTTGAGCAATAATCAAATAACTCCTGACCTAAGCCTATTCGCATCTGCTCATCCCTGAGTAATGAGTTGATATGTTTGTTCCAATCTGACTGCTTATTAACATACAAAACAGGCAAATCTTTGTAAGGATGGACATTTGAAACTATGGCAGGATTCTTTTTAGCAGCAGTTTCCAGAACCTTGAGATTTGATTTCATTCCGTTGAACTTAGATTCAACCAGAGGAATCAGGCTCACATCAGAATCTGCATAAGCTGCCATGTATCTGGTAACATCTGTGTATCTGTAAATGTGAGTATCAAGTTTTCTACCTGCAGAGAAATAATAAGCCATGTAATTCCAAATGTCCCCCTCGCTCTCATTATACCCTGCCAATATCATTTTAACATTCTTGCCAATCAATCTTTTGAGAGGCTCTTTTAGAATCTTTAAATCCTTTTCATGTGTTCCGCTACCTGCCCAGAATAACCTGAGTTTATCTGATTCTATTTTATTGTCCAGAAACTGCTCCTCTCCATATGGCAGGGCATTAGGCAAAATATCTACATTAGGATTATATTGATAGATTGCCTCTGCGAGTCTTTCGTGAGTGCAGGTATTCAAGTCTGCGAGTTTAATATATTGCAGAATCCTGTCTGTTATGCCATTAGCCTCATATCTGTGATAAAGTACATGAGTTGGATCAAGCTGCCAAAAATCATCATTATCAACTACTAATTTGAATCCATATTTTTTTCGCCAATCTATGATGTCCTGAATATTTATATCAGCCAAAAACCTATTCATCAGGAATATGTCCCAACCTTTTGCAACTATTTCCTCACTCAAAGTATCTGTGATCAGGCAGTAGTCTTTCTGCATATGCACCAAAGGCAGCATTATCCGATGATAACCTACCCCTGAGAATTTACTCGTTATGGCTAATATTCTCATTTCTTAGGTCTGCCTCTTTTTTTAGGTACATTTTCCTGTACAGGTTCTTGTACAGTTTCTTGTACAATTGGCAAATCCTGAACTACCTCCTGAGGCAAACTGAGATAATACCTGTAGAGTCTTTGGAGCATTTCCATTACGCAACTGCTGCACCATTTAGTTAAAACAAACTGAGGATCAATGTATGATTTATAAATGTGCTCATACATATTAAGCAAATGAATGTCCAGATTTCTTACATATCCATTCTGGACAGTATGGTAGTTGCCAATATGTTCCTCTAAATATTCTTTGTGTTCTTGTTTCATATTAAAAGTTTATATAATTTGATCATTGTATTTCTTGCCAATGGAGCTACCACTCCTGCAGTAAACATATAGAATGCAATCTGAGTGAATATATCAGGCAGAAAGAGTAGTAAAAGTGCTACCCATGCAGCCAGACATGAGGAGCAGTTAAATGGCTTAAAATTTAGTTTCCATTTCATATGGAACATATGTATCTCTGTAAAGAACAGAGCAAACATTACAGATGCTATTAATATCATTTTTTAAGTTTTTCAATATACAATATGGCATCCATTAACTCCTCTTGTAAATGGTTTAGCCATTGAGTCAAATTTAGATCATCCCTATCCAGAGTAGTCCCATATTTTTTGATTCCTGCCTCACTCCTGTTATAGAATTTATCTATAACCTCCTGCACTATGCTATCCTCTGATTTTCTTTCTAAGCTCATTTTTAGTCTGGTTTAGAGTTCTTATTATACTCATGTATGGAATCCCTGTCTTTCTACTCAGCTCTCTGGCATTTCCGTTAAACTCGAATGCATACAATCTGAGAATCTCTTTCTGATACCAATAAAGTCCCTCCACATGGTTTAATATTCCCTCTGTTATATCTATCTCTTTTACATCCTCTTTTTCTATCTCAACCCACTCCACAAAATCCCTGTACTTTCTATAGAATTTTTTATCTGTAGATTGTACCAAGTTCAGCATTATTCTGACTATGTAAAATCTTAATTGTTTCCTATCGTACAGATCAACTAATTTCTGCTGATCCAACTCCGCCAAAATTAGGAAAACCTCACTTTTCAAATCCTCCTGCAACTCCACAGGTTTCATCTTAGAGATAGCCTCATTCACTTCTCTACTGCTCCAGAACTCTGTGAGTATCTCATTACGCAAACTCTCCAAACTCACCAAACTCAATTAAAATGGGTTTGCCTTCATCCTCTGTACAAATGTAAGCCTTACCCCCACAGGTAGCAACATCGTGCAACCTACTGACCTGTTCTGGCTTTACTGTATCTCCGATTTTTTTAACTTCAACTGCAACATAAATACCCTTTGAATCATAGCCTTGCAGGTCTGCCCATCCTTTCTCAATAGTTCCCTTTCTTCTCCTGACAGGGATATTATTAACCCTGTTGAGTCTTACCCCCTGTTTTTCCAGATACTGCTTTGCCCATTTTGTAAGTTCTGAGGCTGACAGTTCCTTTGTGGATGTCAGGTTTAAACCTGCAATGTGGGCACTCTTTGCTACCTGTTTTGCCATTGTATTCAGTTACAGTATAAATTTTTAAACAAATCTTACACCTCATAAAGTTACATTAAAGTTTTGAAATATTCAGCAACTGCCATTCTGCGACAATTTAATTCCATCTGCTCATCATCCTCAAGAATCTCTTTCATCTGCTTTTTCTCTTTATGATCTGAATATCTAAACTTTTCTTTAATAGCCTTTTCTGTTCTTTCCAGAGTTCCCTCAAAGTCTGTTATTAATCCTCTGCTATGCAGAATTTTAAAACATCTCAACCCATTGAAAATATGCTCCCAATCTTTATTTCTCTTGTATATCTCGAATGATGTCTGCAGGATTTCATCATCAGATACCTTTGGAGCTTCTATTTGTTTTGTTTCTGGGATAGGCTCAGGAACATAATTAGCTCTAACCCATCTGGCATAGCTGCCCATCATTCTGGTTAGGTAAAGGACTGAAAAGTTCTGGAAAGTTTCCGCAACCTCATCCAATTTGTTTTTAGCACACAGCTCAAATGCCAGATCAAACTCTCCTATAGGTAGGTTAGCATAATCAACCTTCATCATTTTTGATATGTAGTTTAACTCAAATTCTGAAGGCAGCCTTTCACCTTTTACCCCTAATAGGATCATCCCTTTAGTGATTATTTTCAATATATCCTGAGAATCCGAATCCATCAGTTTTGGACTGTTCCTCGCTTTTGAGATTAGCTGCGACTCTGTTAAATAAGTCCTCATACATTTGCATTTTAGTTGGTTTGTTAAAGTTAGTTTTAAAATTAGAATTATTTATCCAAACTGACAACATTTTTTGTTTCCAATTTTTTACAGGTTTCCCTTTTGAATCATGCCAATCCGCAACCTCATAATATTCAAATGCCTGTTTAGCTTTTTCTACTGTACTGCCTTTTTCTAAGAAATAATCCTCAACTTCAGAGAGTGATGGCTTTTGTATATTCTTAGTCTTTTGTATAACATCAGTCTTTTGTATATTATTAGTATTTAGTATAGGGGCACTTTTACCGAGATCGGGAATTTCCGAGATCGGGTTCACCGACTGTCGGTTTTTGTAAATCTCGGCAGGTATATCATACACAACATGATTCCAACCTACAAATCTCCCTGTTTTAGGATCATGCACCTTTACACTAAGAATATAGCCTTTCTGCTGTAGGTTTCTAAACAGCTTGTCTATAGTTCCTTTCTTGTCTGGCAATTCATTGTAGAGATTCTGCCTGTAAATAACCCAATCACATGGTAGGCTCAATAGGAAACTTAAAAACCCTTTTTCCTCAAGAGATAGTTTTTTACTTTTTAAAACCTCGTTTGGCAAAGTAGTGAACCGCTCAGTTGACCTACTTTTTATTATTTGACCTGTGTTCATAAATAATAATCCCTGAAGGGATTGGAAATGCAGTTCCGCACCCATCAGGGAAATTAATGTTTTTAATTCGAGGCTGCATCCTCAGAACAAATATACTAAATTAATTGCAATTTAGAATCCAATAAAATTTTAGTCTGACTGTATTTTTCTGCGAAATGCTCATCAATATCAATCAGGTTTTTACAGGTCTTTATGCTATGTAAAATTGTTGTATGATGCCCATTTGAGCCTAACTGTTCCCCTATCTCCTTAAGGGTTAGGTCAGTATATTGTCTGAGCATATACACCGCACAATGCCTCGCATCAGCCACTCGCTGCCTCCTGCTATGCTCTGTGCAATCCGTATTAAATACCTCGTTAACTGCCATGATTATTTCCTCAGCAGGTCTGCGTTTATGCCTTGCTATCCTCTCAACTACAGGGAATTGATCCAATAGTTTCTCAAGTTTACCGATCATCTCGTAATGATCCTTGATGATAGATTGGATAAAATTTCTCGTAATTGATTTAGTTGATTCTGTCTGTTTCAAAATGGTAGATCGTTTTTAGTTTTTTCGTAAATAGTAAATTGCTCATTTCCAAATTTGTCTTTTTTCTGACTGAGAAAACATACATACTTATCATATGCATCTCCATTTTTAATAGAGAGTTCTAAAAATTCTCCCTTTTTGCCTTGTTTCTTAGTCAAGAAAATACCTTTAGCAAAGTTCGGTTTCGTTGAGTTCTGTTCCATCTGTTATTTGATTTAAAAATTTAGCCTCTTTGGTTGGGTTCTTATCCCACTCATCTAACATATTTAGCATCTCGAAATATCTACTTTCTGAATACCAAATGTGATGATAAATCTTTGCCATAATGAGCATTCTTTCCTGTGGTGGTAGTAGTTGGTAAGAGTTCATAATATTTGAATTTTTGCTTTTTCAAATGAGATTAAAGTTCTGATTGCATCTATCTGATGTACTGCAGCAGAGCAGCACCTCTCAAATCCTGTTTTTAGCCTGTTCCAATCCTTTGCCTTTGCTTTGATCATCATGTTGAATGTAGAGGCTGAGAATTTATCTAATAGCTCCAGATTCACTTTGCACTCAATATCTACAACCTCATCTATTCTATATTGGCATTCAGTCATGTAATTACCTGCTCTGGTCATCAGGATGGATAGATTATTTAATCTCTCAATGAGCTCCTCTGGCTCTTTCGGGAGAGGCTGCTCAAGATATTTAATCATCCTTTGGTAGTGGTCATTGTATTTATCCAACATTCTCTTTGCGTTTTAAAGTTTTCTTAATGTCAGATTGAGAGTAGTTCATGCCCATTGCAATTCTATCTTTATCCTCTATCTGGTTTGCCTGTAGGTTTAGCAGAGCCTTTTGGAAATCCTCGTTCTTTACTAATGCTCCGATCCTTATTGCAAGTTGCTCCTTTTGCCTTTCCTCATAGGTTGTATTTTCTAAAAGTGTTAGCAGGTACAATCTGTTTTCCTCGCCTACTTCATCAATGGGTTCTTTGGTTCGGTTAATGGCTTTCTCTACTTCATCAGCAGATGCTATGCCTGTGTCAATTCCGATATTAGCCATAGCACAGGCTCTACCTACTGCAGAGGTTTCTGCATTCTCTAATGCTGATGTGTGATTTACTTCTCTGTAATTGTCTGATTCGATTTCTTGAGCATGACCTGTGTAGATGTAATCTCTGTCAGCTCCACTAATTGTGAGTTTGGCTTTTACTACCCACATTCGCCTCTCAGCGAAATACTGATAGTCTGTTTCAATGTTATACTCATAATTTTCATTGAGCCATTTGATTCTCTCATGTACAGGAACATAGTCCTTGCCTTTGATTTTTACTGTTTGCATAATAATTGGTTTAGGGTTCAAATATATAAACCCTTTGTTAAATGGCAAAATTTATTTTTGAGCCGATTAGCAAATTTATTCGGCTCACTAATGTGCAATATATCGCCCAAATAATATGATTTTTGGTCTATATTCTATACGATATGTGTCGAAAAGTGCAACTTGCTACACTTTTAAGTACTTAAAAATGTAAATGATAACATTAATTGGCAGATAAAAAAATTCCCCCTGTACTTACAGAGGGAACTTTAACCAACTATTACGAATTGCAAAAATAGCTATTAATCCAGATACAAGTAAGTAAAACCAAAGTTTAAATTTCCTCACTCTTTGCAACTTGGTTTCCACATCGTTTAAATCTTTCTTTAACTTTTCAACCTCTTTAATGTGAGCAGCCTCATGGTTCTGGTAATCTCTATGCAGGGATTCCATCTCCTTTTGATGCCTCATTTTCAAGGCTTCGATTTTAGCAGTATTTTCCTGCGTTTTAATGACCTCTTTTGTTAAGGTAATGGTTTTGCTTGGTGGACAAATTACAGGCAAAATAGAGTCCTTAAAATGAACCAGAATGGTATCAGGAGCTGCCTGAATGGTATCTACCACTAAAACCTCTTTAATTTCCTCTTTAATAGGGAATTTTTCAGCACAGGTTTCTGCAAGTTTTCTCTCAGAAAGGCATCCTGTTAAGAATAGGCTAAAGATAAATATTTTTTTCATATTTAATAATTTATCCCAAACCTGCATTAGGATCATTAGGATTATTTATCCATTCAATATCATTATAATTCTTGCCCTCAAATCTGAATATAAACTTTTTGATAAAGTTTATACTATAGTTCAATATTTTCCTCATCTGGTTTATTAAATGTTACTCCGTTTACCCATCCCTCTAAAAACCAATAGTCCTCTAATCCATCAGGATTGACTATATCAATTACTTTAAATTCAATCTCTTTCTCTGCAAGTTCTTTAATCTCTTTGTTAAGTTTTTTTATGCCATCTTTATTAAACTTATAATTGCCCTTCTCATCTAATATGAGATTTCCCTTTTCATCTACAGAGGCATTGTCCAATCTTAAATCCTCCAGATCAGCCTGATATTTGTCTATAGAAGGTTTTAACTTCTCATAGATTTTAAATAGCTTTTTCTGAGTTTTGGTTTTCTGCTCACCTATGTAAGCTCCGATTAGATTTGCAGTTTGAATCAATTGTTGATTAGTCATAAATTAAAATTTGTGCTAATTTACAAATTATTTTGATTTCATGGCAAAGGCAATTGCACAATCGGTGGATTTTTCTGATTCTCGATCTGTGAATCAAGTGCTGCATCAAGAGCTGCAACATCAAGCGCACTCTCAAGCCATCCGCATACTTGCTCAAATGTCAAGTCTGCGTAAGGGGTAAATGCTGCCTCGTGAGGTGCAGCGAAACTTTGAGCTCCATAGATATCGCCATAATAGGTCTTTTCGCCATCTACTTCCTCGGCATCTCTGCGCCAATGTACGGTTGATACTACATCTATCAATTCACCTTCTTTCGGTACGCAATCCATTGCGGATATAATCCAATAATGTTCTATCATATTAATTTAATTTTGATTTTAATTCTTCTATTTGTGCTTGTTGTTCTTTAATTATTCTTTCATGCTCTTGCCATCCTGCTATTAAATGAAATGTAAATGCAGTCTTATCTACTCCCCAGTTTTTATAATTTTCAGTACCAAATAATTCTTGCTCACTACCTTTTGAAACTGCTCCTTTGAATGTTTGATATAATTCTTGAGCAATTACTCCAATTTGTATATTCTCTGTTGAATCTTCTTTCCAAGAATATTCTCGAATTTTTGTAGAAGAAAGTATATCAATTGATTTTTTCCTATCTGACAAACCAATAATATTTTTCAAATTAGCATCTGATGTTGTATTATATCTGGTCAATCCAGCACCTCTATTATAATCAATAGAACCTCTACCAGTATATGCAGTTTCAGTTCCAAATTCAACAAATAAGTTGTTACCTGATGTTCCATTATTCCAAAAGTTAGCTGCCCAGTTATTTGTAGAGCCGCCGGTTGTTTTGAACATAGCACCTAAATTGGAATTTGTGACATTAAATCTTTCACCTTGTGATGAAACATTAGTTTCATTAATCAATACATTCCCCCCACTCGTTATGGTCATTCTATTTCCGTTATTCACTGCAAATACTAAAGATGTATTTGACTGAACATAAGTAATTGCAGCCATTTCAGAATTTGCACTATTCAAAAATCTTACCTGTGCAGAATAACTTGCATTTGTATTTTGTACTGATATTCCAACATTTCCTGCTTCTGATGCAGCAACATGAAGATTGTCTAATGGCGAATTAACCCCGATGCCGACATTGCCGCCACTTGTGATGGTTAAAAAGTCATTAGTTCCTAAAGTACTTGCTTGACTTATTTTGAATTTATCACTATCACTATTATCACATCCAATTGACCATGCAGTTACTTCATTGTTAAAATATACAAATGGGTCACCAGATGCAGCACCGCCAGTATGCAATAATAATTGTGCGTGTGCTGCTGTGTTTCCTGTATTATTGTCAATTGATATTGTTGTTGATGCAGCTTGATTTTTTAAAACTTGTAATTGATAACTCGGCAAATCAGTCCCGATGCCAACATCCCCACCTTCTCTCCAGTATGTTAAAACTTTTGAAGTTGTATTATTATACAGATAGGCTCCACTACTATCTGCATTAAATGAATAAACATCTGATGCAGTTCCAGTTGTTCTTTGAAATGTTATAGCTTGCTCTTGACCTATTGCACTTACTCCTGAACTAAACGTAGCACTCGTTCCGCTTATACCATGACTAAACGTTGATGTTCCATCTGTGTTGAATATCACGTTTTGACCAGCAGTTGATTTTGCACTTATGTAAAGTGGTTGCTGTGAACCTCCGCTTAGAAATGTAGTAAATATATAATGTCCAGATGTAGATGCAGTAAATTTTAGTATGTTCTTTTTATTAACTAAGTCTGTCAATTGTAAAATACCTTCATACAGATATGTATTTAAATCAATATAAAACCATGCAGGAGTTGTAACACTTCCTGTAAATTGTGCAGTTAATCCGTTTATTTGAGCAGGGAATGTCCATGTTTGATCCGCATTGATTGTTCCTGCATTTGTACCTCCATTTGTTTCAAAACGAATAATTCCACTTGCATTATAATTTGCAAGAGTTAGTCTGCTTTCACCAGTGTTATAATACAAAGCACCTGATCCTGCAGTCATATTTGTCAGCTTGATTGCTGATCCTTGTACAACTCCAGTAAATGTTGAACTTGTACCACTTAATGCCCCAGTGAGTGTACCGCCAGCTAAAGGCAAATATGTAGATGAAGCACTTGATGTTGTTAAATATGTATTACTATCAACAGAACCATCGGCTTTTAAGAATTGAGATGATGTACCTGCAGTCTTTTTTATTGTAGTAGCTTCAAATATTCCATCTACATAACCATATCCACTTGCTTCAAATGAATTAGTGCCATTGCCAAAAACTAAAATGCCATCTGGCTTTATTCTAAATTTAGTTGAATAAGTTGATCCAGTCCTTGTTGTTGACTGCATTATATTTAAATCACCCGGATCAAGCTCATCATTTTTAATCTGCCAACTTCTTGATGCAAGATCAGAACCATATCCCAATTGATAAAAGCTATTTGCACTTGTTAAAAATGCAGCACCAGTTACATTAGAGCTAAATGTCTTTGCTCCTGCAATAGTTTGTGTGCCAGTAGTTATAACACCACTTTGAGTTGCACTTGCATCTAAAATTGATATTGTATTTGTAGTTCTAACTAAAGGAGATGAGAATGTCAAAGGCTGTTCTGGAGTATATCCCAAAACAGTTGCTATAGATTTATGCTCCCAAAGTTCAGATGTACTATTGTAAAAAATCCCATCATTATTGTTAGGATTGAGTGCATCGACATTATGCAATTCCTCTAATTCTACTCCGTTTTGCACCTTAACCTCAATGACACCATTAACTGCATTCTGAGTAGTTACGATACCAATATAAACCAAATGTATTGGAGCATATGGCTTTGTGCTTGTTACTGCTCCTGCAGTAGTTCCTGATAAATACAACTGAGTTCCCGCAGTATAGGCTGATGTATCAACACCTGTAATTTGCCCGACAATAACTACAACTC